GATATTTTACGATACGAAAATAATTGTAATTTTTATCAAACACTAATGTGGATGGCTTTAATAGCAAATTGGATAATTTGGGTAATTAAGACAAAGGGGTGATAAATAATGTTAAATAAAGACAATGTAAGAGAATTAGCTTATGTAGTTAAAGTAGATGCAATAGAGCCAATAGAAGGAAAAGATAGAGTAGAAGCGGCAGTTATCGGTGGATGGAGAACTATGGTTCGTAAAGGATTATTCCAGCCTGGTGACCTTGGTATTTATATCGAGATAGATTCAAAGACTCCTGAAACTGCACCTTTTGAATTTCTTTCTAAATATCATTATAAAGTAAAGACACAAAAGTTTAAACAGTTTTATTCACAGGGGTTACTTATGCATCCATCTGATTTTGGGTGGACTGTTGACTCAGCTCAGTTTGCTGGCGGATTCCTTTTTGTTAAAGATAATGAAGGTAATGCGCATATACCAGGTGAAGAAAATATGTTC